GCCCCTGTAACAGATATAATGTCACTGTATTCGGCGACCTCTATGCCGTCAATCAACACACCCATAACAACAATGACACCTGTGTCAATACGAGCATAACGAAATGAGGCGTCGAAAAATCCGGTAGTAATAACATCGATTTCGTACTCTAAATATTCCCCAGGGCCTGTCCAGCCGACATTTGTAACCGTCTCATTACCACTAGCTCGCGTCTCTACGTCGACACCAAAATCATTGCGATATGCGCCACCACGATTACTTTCGTCTCGATCTTGCGCAAACGTATAATCTTCAAATTCGATTTGTCCTGGTGCGGCTCTCAACCAAGGGTTAATGATTATTTCAACGGGTGGTGTTGCACAAATTGCGACACCTTCAAGTCCGTCCGCATTAGCCGCATAGTGGTATCTAAAATTACGTATAGAATAACTAAAATCATCGCACTGAGCACCTACAGCGATACGGCCAATGGTTAACCCCGTGGACAACGATTTTAACGGCCTGGTGTCGAATGATCTATTAGGCGATACGGTCGCCGCGGTTGCGGTCAAAATCGTCGTCAATGTAATCACAGTCATAATTAGCATTGATTGAAAAAGTGTTGTCATGGTTTTTGATCACCTTATTTTTTAATATTAGAGACGCTAATCCTTTGCCCATCCACTCTCTTGACGTGCCGAGTGCTATAGCCATTTGTACTATATGTATTTTAATTGTATCTTTACGACGGGTAACCAGTAGCCTGTTAATCAACCACATTATTGCTGCTCTTATGTCTGCACTCCTCAACCTCGATGCAAAACATAATTGATCCAATATAAAATCATCATATTTTTGTTTGTCGGGATCACACGATACCAAAACGGACGGTATAAGAGCGTGCACATAAAAACCATGAGGCACAAAAACCGTATCGCCCTCAAATACAATGGCACTACTATGCTTCGCGCCCATCAGAATCACGCATACCGCACCGAGTTTGACCAAAAATGAGCCTTCCGAAAATGCAACTTCACCAGGTTTTAAAAAGTTATTATTCACATTGCAACCAAATCTTGGTTATTATCGCTGTCATTACGTGTCGCCCTTAATATCAAATCGTAATTGCATGTAATGCCTCGTTTGTCTAAACGTCGCGTTAATTGTTTGTGTTGGTATCCAACCAAAAATCGCATCTCCTGGATCGTTGTCATGGTCCCAACTAAACACTACTGCTACGTTATACGCGCGAGCGATGAAAGGTCGCCACTGTTCGCGCACCCACTCCGCTGGCAAATAATCTAAACTTATGCGCGCTGTTGGCTTGCCGGGCGTTTCGGTTGCGCCTAAAAATTGATCTAACTGTGTCACTGCGGCTGTAGAGTTATTAACAATAGATAACGCGTGCGGCGAAAACCCTGGCGACATACCGCGTGGTATTTCTAATTTTTGGCCGACCCACAAATGCTGTACTTCGGGAGGCGCACTAGCGCGGTTAATGACAAAGCGCCAGTAACGCGTCGTGATCGAGCCAAACAAACTAAGCAACACTTTGTTATGGCCCGATACGGCTGGCCCAACATCTAAATAGTTTTGCCCGTCGCTTGATGTCTGCAACACGGCGCTATCAAACACGCCGCGTATCATCCAGTAGTCAGCCTCTTTTTGAGAGAGGGTATCGAGAGTTACAACTGCCTGGCCGCTTGTGTTATGTATCCATGCCTCGGTCTCGATATTTGACCATGCAAAATTCACCGGGAAATTAGGTTGCTGTCCGCTATGCTGTATTAGCACATCACGCGGATTGGGAGGCACAAATAAATTACCCGCGCAAAGTATGGGCAACCCCATTAAGCGATCCTCAAATCACGGCGATTAACATTTTCGCGCTCTGCCGTTTGGTCTAAAAAGTTGTTTAACTCGCGGCCAGAAAACACGCCGTCAGGCTGAAACACGACAAACACTTCACGCTGGGTTTCTTGAGTTTCATCGATGACAGAGAGATCGGTAGATGCCGCTTGCGGCAAGCCGTTGACCGGGTCGACGGGGAAGGTGCCGACAGATCCACCGCCACCGAAACTAGGAGCGCCACCGCCCGCCGAGTCGAATGATTGCGAGCGTATGGCATTGACTTGCGCGAACGCGACAACGCCGTGCGCAGCTGCAAGCGCTATGTTTATGGGGTACGGGTACGCGGCTAAAGTTCTTGATATGCCTTCGTAGGCGCCAATGACTGCTTGACCAATTGCTGCAACTTGGTTAATCCTAAATAGCGTTTTATTATGTGCTGCAACGCCTTGAGTGATGCTATCCAACTCGTTAAATATAGTTTTCGACTTAACACGCAACGAGGCACGTTCAAATTGTTGTCGTTGTGCGTAGCCGCGACGCTCTGTCTGTAACAGTGCTTTCAAAAATTTATCTTCTTCTGCTAACTGTAATTCGCGAGCGCGCGCTTCTGATATTTGCCTGTTCGCCAATGCATTATCAATCATGAGTTGGCGCTGTTCTAGCGCGAATCCGAGTATTTCAGCGTCGGTGCCAAACTCTTCGACAATTCGCTCACGCTCGATCAGCGCTTCTTGCAATTTCTCATCCCGTTTTTGTGCGCGCATGTCGGTTATCTGTTCTTCCGACTGGCGTAACACTTCGCGCTTGATGGCCTCGCGTTCTTCAATTGTGCCTACTTCGAGCCGACCAGCTTCGGCAACGAAGGCCAAATTCTTTTGTGCCGCCGCACGAATCTGAGCTTCCTCGCCGGATAGCGAGACGCGCAAGTTATCGAGCCTTGTGGCAAAGTTTTCGCGTTGTTTCGCGAGTTGGTCGGCGTCGCGTTGCGCTTCTTTTTTAGCGCGGGCTGCTGCGGCTTTGTCTTTGGGATCTTCTGTCGTCTCGATTTTACCCAATTTTATGTCTGGCAGATCAGGGACTGCTCCAGCAGATGCTTTGCCGAGGGCTTCGGTGGCTTTCAGCGTCTCATTTAAGTGGAGCGATGTACTTTTTGAGGCCAGGCTAAGGGCTTGCATAAGGTCGGTAGAGTTCGTAAAAAATTTCCCTAAAACAGGTATTTTTTCAGCGACTCGGTTAAACGCTAATTGAACTTTGACACTCGCGGCCAGCCCTGCGGATAAAAGATCAAACTGAGCCGCATGCGCCTTAACAGCAATTTTAGTCGCCTTCGGTATATCGTTCGTAAGAAAGTCGGCTAATGACTCCAATTGCGGGGCAAGCTGTAAGACAATTGTGTTAGCAACATTTGCATATTTTATTTGTAGCCGACCCATCGCATCATTTGCGTCGGCGGCGGCGTTGACCTGATCTTGACTTAACGTGACACCCAGGTCATCCGCCTCTTGCATAAGAGCAGTAATTCCTGCCGCACCATCCATAAAAACACTGTTAAGTGCAGCGCCAGAACGCCCGAAAATATCCATTGCGATGCGGGTGCGGTCACTTTCGACTTTGACCTTGCTTAACTGTTCCGCGAGTATTTTAAATTGTTGCTCTGGCTTAAGAGCGGTAAATTTTTCAAGCGGTATACCCAACTGATCAAATGCTTTTTTTGAAGTAGATAAACCTGCATTTGCGTCAGACAGGCTTTTTTGCATTTTGACGATACCGCCCGTTAACGTCTCAAAGGAAACACCAGACTGTTGTGCGACAAAGCGATATTGTGACAGTGCCTCTGCCGATACCCCGGTACGTTGCGTTAACTTTTGTATTTCGTCGGCCGCATCAAGCGTACGCGCGGCGATCCTGCCCAGGACTGCCACACCCGCCAGACCAACGATCGCGCCACGAAAGGCAAGAACTGCCGCGTTTGCACCCTTTAGGTTTTGCTTAAAGCTATTGATCGCGGTTTTGGTGCGATCTTGTGCAGATATTTTAAACTTTACGTCATCTTGCATTAGGTCTCACATTGCCATGCATCGAGTACTTCCATGGCGTGGGTAAACGAGTGTGGTTGATCTAATATGCCGCCGCTAAGTGGCAGCACGCCGTTGTTGTAGTGTCGATAAAGCCGAATCAGCGTTTGCGTTTGCGTGGTGATCATGGGCTTCAAACAGATGTTAGAACGAATAACCCCTGCCACCTCCCACTTTGGATAGCCTGCTGGCCCTAATGAGCCTGGCCGCTTGCCGCTGCTGTCACAGTGTTTGAACTGGCATTTATCGCAGTCGAAGTCTTTCTTATTTTTGTTGACGACTACTGCGATGATGAGTTTTTTATTTCGTCTTCCGTCACATCTGATTGGATAATGATTTGGTTAGCCAGCTCGGTTAACAGTTCCGGCGGTAGCTTTTGCAACTCAATGCGAGAATAGTTAACTTTTTCGCCGGCTGCGTTGGTGATGCCTTCCCAGTCCACCAGCCCGTATTCCAGCGCGAGTTTGAGACCTCGCCCACTAATACGGATATCAAGACCTGCGCCCGTGGTTTCCTGTATCACCTCCATGTATTGCATGCCGTTTAACGGGCGCAAGCTAAAGCGTGACGGGCTTGCTGCCTCGATTTCCGGCCTTGGCACATACCAGACGGTTGATAATTTATTAACAATTGATATAGCCATAGCTGCTCGCTTAAGTAAATGTCAGTATAAAGTCGTCGTCGCCGATATCTTCAGTCGCGCCAAAACCCATCTCTAGCGTGCGTACGCCATCGCGATCACCCGGCGCCATGCTGCGGTAAGCGATTTTTGGCATATCGATTTGGTAGCGGTTGCCCGCAGCACTACCGATGACGCCGGTTGTTAGCGCGGCGGTGGCGTTGCTGCGTAGCATGCCCTCCCAATCTACTGTTGCAACGGGCGTGTCTTGTGGGTCAAACGATCCGTTGACATCTCGCATCACCAAAAACACTTCGCTAAATCCATCCGCGGCGTTCATGTCGGGCGGGGTCGCGAGCTGATTGCCAAGATCAATACTTAATGCCGCGACAACCGCTGCGTGACCACCGACATCAAACCCTGCGCCAATCACAGGTGGTGGCACCAAAGCGTCGTAGCTAGGATTAGGCACGGCACCATCAACTTGCGGGCCTGAATGGCCAATAAAATTAAAGCTGGCCATGCCTTTGCCGCCCACCTCGAGCGAAAACGAGACAGTGCCAAGTGCACCTGTGAGGACGTTAATTTTACCCTCGTGGTAATAGTAAATCGTTGCGCTCTCGTGAGCGGTATTACGCGGCGCGTAGGCAACGGATGTATCAGCAACGATAGTTTCTTGCAATCCACACGCGCGCAGCGGTACGCCCATTTCTGGCGCGACACCTGCTGCTCCCGACCCTTTTATTTCTTGCTCAAAACTGATTGCGCGCAAGGTACCGGCAAACAGTTGCTGCAACTTGCCAATGCTAGGGCGTATACCATTGCGCTCGACAAGGCGCAAGCCTTCGTGGGCCCAGGCTGGATTCTCCACCAACATGGCGTTGTTAATGACAGGTGCAGCATCAACGCCATAGCTGGCCTCGACTGAGGCGAGTATTACCTCTCGGTTGGTTAAAAATGCCATGATGGTTTCCTTTATGTTAGTTAGTAATTACTGACTAGGGTCGGTAAAGCTGTGACGGTAGCGCACCGCCCAGTTAAGTTGCTGCGTTGCGGTAGGCTTTTCAGAGCCGCCGTCTAGCTCTGGCGTATCGGCGCCACGCCAAATGGTTTGCACGACAAAACTCGGCAAGCCAAGATGGATATCAGACATAATGGCGATGTGGATCTGCTTGCGTATTTCGTTAAGTTCGGCTTCGTATGCGTCGATTTTTTTTACGTGTATGACTATCGCTATAGTTAATTCTGTGTCGATAAAGCGAAAATTCGTTTGGCCGTCCGACGCATCAAGCGGCGTATCCGGCCCCATATATATCGAGAGTGACGGCACTTGTGTCCGGCCAATGTTGTACACCCGCGCGCGCTTAACTCGATTCCCCGTCGCGGTTAAGCCGGTTACAATGGCAACAAATGCGTTAATTATTTGTTCGGCGCGATGATCCGCCATTACAATTCTTCCAAAATTAACCGCACCAGGCCTTGGCCGTCCGGCTCTATACCGACGACGCTATACAGATCACCGGCCTCGCTGAGCAGTGCGCCGTGCTCGATGCCAGGCACGTGGGCCAGGGGACAGGTCGCCGCAGGTGAAAAGCCTTCGACCTCGCCGAAATCGATAAACTCTCGATCAAAAATGACAACAACCGGCACGGCGTTAGCCGGATGCGTAAGTGCATTAGCAGGCGTTGAGTAAAGCATTTCGACCCCAAACTCGTCGGGGTCGAAAAACAATGCCAAATCTTCTGGTGATTCGGCTGACATTTAGACTAAGCTTTTACCTGCAACATCATTGCTGCTTTTTTGCGATTCCGCCGAAGGCTGGCTTGGCTTACTGCGCTTTTTGTCCATCGCCGTCGCGCGTTTTGTGTTGATCAAATACCGTGCCTCAGCATCGGTGCATTCGATTGTTTTCTCTTCTCCGCCTTTCAGCGCATAGCGCTTGCCGCCGATTACCGTCCCTCTTATTAATGTTACTTTTGGCATTGTGTTTTCCTCATGACAATCTCTCGTTTAAAATACATCCAGCGCGAACGAAGAATTGCGGCCAACTTAGATTTGTGTTCTCTATTGCAGACATCACAACACGTCCAAACAAACCGCAATCTTGTTTTTTTTATCATTAGCGACCATTAGGCGCCGTCATTCGCTAGCAAAAACGAGCCGGGTTGGCGAATCGCAACGTCTGCGGTTTTAAACGTGATAAAACGTACGCGACCTTTCAGGCTGTGCGTATACGGATCAACGTTTAATTCAAGGCCACCCCATTCACCAACCAGGACATCCGCCCAATTACCAAAAAACCAATCACCTGCGGCGACCTGGTTGGTGACCCGCGATTGGTAGCCGTTCATCGTGCCCATTTCGCTCATCAAAAACTGCGCAGTATTGGCGGCTTTTTCGGTTGTCATTGCTGCTTCCCAGCCGAGTGGGTCGATGATGTATGACAATGCGCCCATCAATGCGTTATCAGTCATAACCTCGCGTATCATCCTGATCGTTTCTGCGTAAGTCGGATTTGCTGCCGCCAACAAAAACGTATTAATGCCTGTTTGATTCGCGACGCCGGTCGGTTGACCTGCAAGCCCTGATCCGTACAAAATCGCAGAATCGAGACCTAGCGCCTGAGCCATGGCTAGATCGTCACGAATCAAACCATCGGCCGCCGGGGTTGAGTTTTGCAATAAGCGGCGTGTGACTTCGGTAAAGCATGCCAAATCTTTCGGCGTCAGAGTCACCATGTCAAATGCGGCCTCGCTTTCTGGCGCGTCGGTGTCCTCCGCACCTATCCATGTTGCCGATGCGCCACTTACTTTGCGCGGTATGTCTTGTGTGCCGACCAAACCAGGCATCATGCGCACACCCGCCTGCGCCATCACCATGGCGTTACGCAGCACGTCGATAAACGAGCCAGCAAGCAAATTGGTGGCGCTTAGCACACCACCTGCACCAGCCGTGAGGGTCGACAAATCGCGCGTAGATTCGCGATAAACATCTTCAGGGATGTCGCGCAACAAGATATCGTCTGGAATGTAGGCACCACGCGCTTTAAATTCGCCGCCAATTTTGCCGGCTGACTCTGCCGACACTTCTAGCTCAAACGCCGCTTCATTTTGCGCGCTGCGATCATTGGGGTTAGATATCGCCGACATCAACTTAACAAAAGAAAAGCGATCTCTGTCGCGCCGAGACAAGCCAAGGTCGGTATCCTCTTTTGATTTCGCGCGTGCGCTGTTATTTGTTTTGCCGATTTCATCAAGCAGATCGCGACTAAACTTTTCAAACGTGTCGCCTTCTTCAATCGCGCGCCGACCGACCTCGTCATAGCCGTGCTTATCTGACATAGCGCGGATCTTGTTGGTGCGCTCGGTTTCTTGTGTGCGTAACTTTTTGCGCTCTGCCTCAACGTCAAAGTTGGTTGCGTGGGGTTCGGTGGTGACTTTTTCTTCTTTCATTTCATGTGCCTCATTATGTTTTATGTTTGATGTTTTTTCACTGACCTTGGCATCGAGACTTCGGCCAACCCCGACGCTGGCGTCGGCAGGCACTGCTACAACACTAATCTCGTGCGGCTCCCAATCTAAAGCTCGGACACTCACGCCCCCGCCTTCAAGCTTGGTTTCTTCGAATTTGTAGACTCTGTAACCGAAAGATATAAGCTGCCGAATTCCGTCGACGACATCTTTGAAGATTTCGTCTGCAGCCGCACCCTTTGAAAAGCGAATCAGTGCGCGCGCAACTTTGTCAGAGTCGACCCTTGCTGATTCCACCACACCGACTTGATCCCTGGTGTCGTGATTGACCAGCACCGCGCCGCCGTTATTCAAACGATCAAGCCTCACACTTTGCGGTGACAAGTCTAAAATTTCATCGCCGTAGTAACGCTCGACGGGTGTTTCAGACGCAAAGGCCACTTCAATGGTGCGGGCCTCTATGTCAATATCAGCGCGTTTCTCGATCTTGATTGAGCGATGATGTATGACGCCCTGATATTCGTTTGTTTTAAATTTGTCCACTGTTTGCGTCCTCTGGTTTTAGTAGCCCCATTTTTGCGAGCTGCGCATCTTCGCGCTGAATCTCTCGCCACACCGAATCAGGGTCCCCGCCGCCATCTCTAATAACCTGGCTGCGTGATTTTAGCTTTAGCTCTATAGCACCTTGGTTTGCTTTCAAATCTTTAAGCGGGTCGACCCAATCCCAGCGACGTGGCTGGAACTTAGCAGTTAGGTATTCATCAACCGGGTGCGCGAGCGGGCGTGATCCAATGCGTATTTTTTTGCGCAACACGGCATTAATGAGCCAGCGCTCATACACGCGCGTGAGTAGACTATTAATAAGCCACGCTTGCCGTTGTCGAAACAAGCCGCGATCTTCCAGCGTTCCCGTGCGCGAACTGCTAAAGTTTACGCCCTCAAGATCGTTAGCTAACACATGATAAGATAAATCAAGACCGGAGCTGATACGCCGCACCATCGCTTTGTGAAAATCGGCATACATAGCATGCGGATAAGTCGGGTCGTAAGTTTTAAAATCTATAATGCCGGCGGGTAGCTGCTCAAATGCAGCAATTTCAGAGTCTTGGATTTGCGCGCCGTTTTCGTCTTCCGAGCCGCCTATCGATTCCGCCCCTGTCTCACTGTAGTAAACGCCTAGTTTTTCAGCCCCTGCGCGCGCTGCGGCCAGCGCCGCAACGTCGTATTTATCTAATAACTGCATCGAGGGTAAGGCGGCAACCATCCACGGTATACCGCGCATTTGATTTGGCCATTCGGGCACAAAGCCATGAATTACTCTGTTAGCATCTAGCGGCGTGCTGCGCGTTAGAGAATAACTAATATAGCCAGCCGACTGCCCTACGATCTCACGCAACCAATAGCGCACGCGATGACCCTTAGCGTTGCGCGTGACCCCCATGCAAGTAATGTCGCCGTTTCTCTCAGTTTGATTTCTGCTGGTGTCGAGCCGTTCTGGGTCTACATTTTCGAGTTGATAGCCGTACTCACCCTCATTGTGCTCGATAAACAAATATTCGCCATCGGTGCAGGGCGAGCTGATTGCTAAATTTTGAAAATCAAGCAAAGATGCTGCGCCGAAATAATCGCAGTGTCTGCTAGCCCAATCTTTGTAAGCCCCCTCGATTGCATCATTTGCGTCGGTATCTAGTTTTTTATTTTTACCGATGCCGCGCATTGTTTGCGCCTGGACAGTCACGCCGACCTCGCCAACCACGTTGGATTTCATAATCGAAACATAGCGGCGGCCGTAAGAATTGTTAACAACCTGCTCGCGCGAGCGTGATCTAACGATATGTAACTGGCTTACCAGATAATTATTTATGTCGCCGAAATGTGTTTGCCAGTTTGCAAATAACCGGCCTGTGTTTGCTGCAGCAAAGTTGCGCGTGCGCACTGGTCGCACGCTGGCAAATGGGTTAGGTGAGTGATTGCGTATATTTTCTCGGCGTGCAGCAGTGCTGTCTACAGATG